TTAAAAATTGAATTCGATAGTGATTTCCTCACTAGTAAGAAGTATCTTACTGATGCAGGACTTTACTATCTTTTTTTGTTGCTCATAATTCATTTCTCTTATATTCCCAGTGTTTAACATATCGAGTATTCGTTTACGTTTTTGCTCATTTATTTTATCTCCATTGTTTTCTTGTAACTGATTTTCTAAAAGTTTTTTTGTATCGACAAGATTTTTAACATTTCGTTGTAACTCAACCTCATCAATATAATCGTTTCTAAATAAATAGTTTTCTTTATCTATTTTTTTATTAATTGATTCTATTTCTGTTAAAAGCAGAGTAGGGTCAAATTCGCTTGTTTGACCTATTGATAAAGCTTCTTTTAGTTCGCTCTCGTCGTTAGGTAAATCAGCAAGATAGTCGATAACATATTGCTCTAAATCTAATCTACGATAAAATCCAGACTTACATTTAATTTCGTCAGGCCCCATGAGCTTTCTATAATCGCTTCTACGATCGCAAACGTATCTTACAGGCTTTGAGCCATCTAGTCGTTTATTTCCTGTTACAGTCCTTATATGCCCTCCACAATAGCCACATTTCATCAAACCAGAAAGCATGTACTTGGCTTGGAAAGGTCGAGGGTTATTTGTCCGCTGAGATTCTCTTATTTGACGTTTATTGATTTCATCCTGAACTATCCAAAAAGTATTCTCATCAATGATTTTTTCATGCTCTTGCTCATACATTTCGCCTTTGAATTTGCCTTTTGCGATATAGACAGTATTTGTCAATGCATTCTTTACTGAACTGTGAGACCATCTGACATTTTTACCTATATGTCCTTTGTCATTTAAGTCGTGGCATATTTTAGTTATACTATCTCCTGAAATATATTTTGAGTAGATATGTTTAATTATTTTCGCTTCATGAGGAACAACTTCTAAAATATCCAATTCTTTGTTTCTTATATAGCCAAATGGAGGTAATTGGTAAGACATTGTCTTTCCAGCTTTCGCTCTTCCAAGCCTTCCTAGTACCATACGCTCTGTAATCGTTTTTCGCTCCATTTCAGCCACAGCAGCAAGAAGAGTGAAGAAGAACTCCCCCATTGCGTCGGAGGTGTCTATCTTCTCGTTTAAGGACACGAACTCAATATTATTTTTTTTGAAAACCTCTTTAATTAAATATAAGTTATCACTGGTACTTCGAGACAGTCTATCTAGCTTATAGACCAGAATAGTATTAAACCTATGATTAGTGGCATCTTTTAACATTCTCTTCATCGCTGGACGCTCTATGTTGCTCCCTGAAAATCCTGCATCTGTGTATGTTTCTATTACTTCCCAGCCCATGATGTCGCAATATTTATTAAGTTTATCTTGTTGCTCACCTATTGAATATCCGTCTTCTGCTTGATTTAGCGTGCTAACTCTGCAATATATTGCTACTTTTTTCATTGTTTTTATACCTCATTTTTGATAAAATGGGTACAGTAAAACACTCCAAATTTGGAGGTTTACTATCCCATAGATTTTAATCCGTCCCCAGTCGCCAAACTTGGACGGATTTTTTGTTTATTTTGTTTCAAAAATACTATTGCAATTTTGACAGAACCATTGCTTTTTGCCTTTTTTACCAGCAAATCCTGCAAGAGCCCCAACTCCACCAGTTAATACTGTACCACCTACAGCTTTCCCAACCGAGAAGGCTTTTTTGTCTTGCTGCATGAACTGTACATTGGCACTGTTGCATTTTGGGCATTTAATTGCATTAGAATCTGTAGTTTGAATATTTTTTTGATGTACTATACCATTCTGTGACTGGTTATCAAATAATGTATCAAGGGTTACATTGTTCTTAAGAAAAGCTATATCAGTTGAACCATAGTTGAATCCAGCCTTAGTCAGACATTCACCACAAATTTTTGACTCATCCTTAAGAATATAACTATCTCCAAAGCTTAACTTGTTTCCGCATGAAGCGCATTCTTTTTTTGAGTTATTAAACAATCCCATAATTTTCTCCCTACCAGTTTTGTGATGGTGCACATATTTATTTAAATTATTATATTGATTCTAACTATAAACAACAACTATCTAGTTGAGTATGACCCATTATTTCATTAAACACATCGACAGCCAAACCATAATGACGTTTTTCTAACTCAAAATGTTCAATAAATGCATCATAATCAATAATGTCTGGTTCCCAGTCGAACTGAGCCAACCACTCATCAGCTCTGTACTCAATCATATAGCGGTCAGCTTCTTTTTCTTGCCTTCTATCCCAACCAGAGGAACGACAATCGAGATGCCTATGCCCAAAAGAAACATGCCCCATTTCATGAAGTAATATATTCTGAGTGACCATTTCACTACTGAAGATATCAATAAAAATATATGTTATTCCTCTAATATTAAATTTCATACCATCTTTAAGGTGCGGATAATCAGAAGGATTATAGTATTTTATTTTTACTGAGAGCCCTAACAATAACTCCTTTATAACTGACATATATTTTACCCCCTGCCATGGTCTTCTTCCCATGCTTCACGGAGCAAATGTTTATAAAGTTCTTTCTCTCTATCTGTTAAAGGAACACCATCAAAAGCTACAGCTTCGTCGACAGCTTCTTGAAGTTCTTCATCAGTAAGCGGAGAATCCATATCGAATAGCGGAGTGACTTTGGGTTTAGCTTCCTTTTTTGCCTTTTCTTGCTCTTTCAATTGAGAAGAAGCGGTATCAAGGACAATTTTTTGGCGAGGTTCGTCAAGTTCTGAGCTAACTTGATTTATTTTATCCAGAATCGTAATTGACTGTTCTGATAAATTTTCATTCATCAATTTACTTAATGGAATAGAAAATATTTTTGCGATGTCATTTAAGACCCCCGCTTTTGGCGTGTACTTGCCTTTTTCCCATTCACTTACAGATGAAGAACTTTTTCGCCCAAGTAAATTAGCAAGTTCTAACTGCTCCATATTATTTTTTTGTCTAAGATATTTTAAATTGATAGCAAAATAATTTTCATTACTATTATTCTTTTTCATAGATATATAATAACACACGTTTCGGTAAAAGTGAAATATAATTCTTGTTTTTTTTATTATTTTTCGGTTTTTACGAAGTTTACTCTTGACTTCGGAAAAACCGAAGTGTATAATTAACTCATAAAGTCAAACAAGCGAACGAACAAAACAGTTGCGAAGCTTCTGTGAATGTAGTTACACGTTGTATTCAAATCAGCGTAAGTAGCAAGTTTGGCAAATAAAAAGCCCCAGAGGGGCGGAAAGGGATCAATATGGAAAAAGAAGAAGTAACCGTTTCTCAAGAGATTAGTAATTTTATTGTGGATGTTCTAAGACTACCTTCTACAAAAGAAAACCCAGCAATGGTTGCAGCCATTGCCGAGCTTTATAAAGTTATAATTTACTAAACGATTTTACAGTCGCTGTCGGAGTGATATGCTTAGTAACATGAGCAATTGAGTTTAGATTGATAAAATAATCTTTATCTCTAGAACTTAGTATGATAGAATCACTGTCTGTTATTTCATCTTTAATTGGCTTTTCAAATGTTTTAGAAGAGCCGTCTAAAAAAGTAATAACAACTTTGTCAGTTTCTATTATTGTATATATGAAATTTTTCATAATTCACTTTCTCCCTTCCATAGTACTAAACAGATACCGCAAATATCTGCTCATAGCTATTATACCAAGGAGAACACAAAAATACACACACAGAAAGGAGCCAGTATGGCAACAGCAATTACAGATTTAAGAAAACTAAATCGTTTATCGCAAAGTCAACTCGCAGAAAAGGCAGGATTGACTCAGAAAACAATCGGTAACTATGAAAAAGATATTAGCTTTATCCGAAATGCTCAATACAAAAACATTGAAAAGGTAGCAAAAGCATTAGGAGTATCCGTTGATATTATTTTTTTGGAAGATACTTCGGTTTTTCTGAAACGGATTAATCAGCAAAACACAAAAGTAAGCTAAGAAAGGAGTTAGGAAATGAATGAATTACAAAATTTCACAAATGGAATCTTCAATCTTGATATTAAAGTTGAGGGAGAAGAAGTTCTATTTAGTGCAGAACAGGTCGCAAAATCTTTAGGATTTACGCAAACCAAAAACCGTAAGGAATACATTCGGTGGGAGACAATATCAAAATATCTTTCCCAACAAGTTGGGAAATTAGACTTTATCAGCGAACCTATGGTTTATAAGTTAGCATTCAAAGCAAACAATGCTGTATCTGAAAAATTCACTGATTGGCTGGCTGTTGAAGTCCTTCCGACGATCCGCAAGCACGGAGCATATATGACGGATGCAAAACTTGAAGAAGTGTTGCTTAATCCAGATACACTTATTAGCCTTGCTACACAGCTAAAAGAGGAACGACAAGCACGACTTGGACTTGAGAAAGAAAACAGCCAGCTGAATCTCGAACTTGCTGCAGCTACTGAAAAAACAACTTACCTTGATTTAATCCTTGAAAGCCCTGATGATATTCTGATCACTCAGATTGCACAGGATTATGGATTTAGTGCAGTGAAATTCAACCGAATTTTAAACGAGTTGCGTATTCAACGAAAAGTCAATAAGCAATGGGTACTGTACTCAAGATATATGGGTAAAGGTTATATCGGCAGCCGAACTCAAAACTATGTAGATAGTAAAGGTCAAGAGAGAACATCAATTACTACTACATGGAAACAAAAAGGTCGTAAGTTTCTATATGAAACACTAAAAAAACACGGCTATTTGCCTCTTGTAGAACAAGATGATTTAGCCAGCTAGAAAGGAAAGCACATGACAAAAAGACCTAAGATCTATGGGAAATGGCAAGATGGAACTGTTGTTGAATATGCTGACATTAAGAAAAGTGGTAAAGGTTTTAACGGATATAATCCGCTTTACATGATTTTGGCAGATATCAACCGGGAAGAGGGTAGAGCATGACCTACACATACATAGTCAACCCAGAAACGGGTGAAATCCTGTTTGACCTGGTGCACGACTTAATCACACAAAACATTAGAGCAATCAAGCTCATTGCAAAGAAATTAAATGCGGTACTCCGCTAGAAAAGGTTTTTCATGCAAACAACAATTATAAACGGTCGTAAAGTTCGAGTGTTGCCAACGACTGTTGGACAAATCTATCATGATTTAATCAAACGAGAAAATCGTGGAGTTGTAGTCTTTGAAACTTGGCAACGTCCAGACGGAAGTCTTTACATGACTTCACGTAAAAAGAATAAGCAAGAGCATGCTACTGATAAAGCTGCAATGCTTAACGAATGTATTTCAGACTGGAAAAAAGTTTGGAAATAAAAAAGCCCGCACTAGGAATGCGGACTAGGTAGAACTTTTCGGAAAGATTCTACCTTCATTATATCAAATTTGAAGGAGAAAACAACATGGCAAATGATATAGCCAAAACATTAGAAACAGAGATTTCTAAAGAGGTTACAGTAAACTTTGTAGCTTTACAAAGAAGCGGAATTAAATATCCAAAAGGATTCGCTCCTGAAAACGCAGTTAAAGCAGCAATGTTTGAATTATCTAGACTGAAATTAGTTGAAAAAGCCTCTACTAATCGAACTACTTATAATTCGGTAGTTAATGCAGTTAATATGATGATGATTCAAGGACTGGATGCGGGGAAAAAACAGGGCTATTTTATTCCCTATGGCGATGAGGTACAATTTCAACGCTCATATTTTGGAACTGTAACCATGCTTAAAAGGTTGCCAGAAATCGAGGACATAAGGGCATTTGAATACTACGAAGATAATATTCCAGAGTTTAATTTTGATGTAGCAACGATGTCAATCAACAGTATTAAATCATGGGATCCAAACCATAAATCAAAAGAATTAGCTGGAGCTTTTGCAGTAATCGCAAAAAAAGACGGTGAATTTGAAGTTACTAATATGTCAATAGATGATATCCACACTTCTTGGAGCCAATCACAAAATTATGGTCAAAAAGTTTGGTTAAATACCCCAGCAGAAATAAAGGCAGCAAAAGAAGCGGGGCATAAAGTAAAAGAATTTACTAAAAAGGATGGTTCAAAAGGTGCATCTTATCAAACTGATGAACCAAACGATGTTCAAAGTAAGTTTGGTGGGGAAATGGCCAAAAGAACCGTTATTAACCGAGCGGCTAAAATGTACGTCAACTCAAGCAATGCTCCCACGGAATTGATTCAGGCATATAATCAGACCACAGAAAATGAGTATAAAGAGCAACCTAATAGCGAAGAAGCTAAAGATGTAACTCCACCTCGTGATTATGTTTATGAAATGTCATTGATAGACGAAATACCAGCTTTGCAGCTTTTCTGGAATCATACAGTACCAGATGATAAGAAACAAGCGTATCTATCAGATTATCTTGAAAGGGTTAGTGAAATAAACTCAGAACAAGAAAATACTAAAAAACAAGATGATTCAGAAGATAAGGAAGAAGGAGAACAAGTTGACTTATTTGAAAACAATTAATTTCCCGGAGCAAGTTAAATTACTTGCGGCTGCAAAAGAAAACAAGGCAAGACTCGAATCTCTTATCATTAACAGTGATGAAGATAAAAAAATGATTAAGTCTGAACGAGCAGATGTCAATAAGCTTATCAAAGACTTTAAAGCTGAGGCTAAAAAAGTTCGTGATGAGAAGATTGGTGAATTTGATGGAAAAGTAAAAGAGTTGAGTACAGTTCTTGATGAAACGCAACTCATGCTTAAAGAAAAGGTCGAAGATTACGATATTACTTGGAAGAACAAACGAGAAAAATTTATCGAAGATGCTAGTAAATTTAGAATTACTGAGGATATTTCAGATTTTGTGAGTACAAACGACTTATACGACTCAAAATTCATGAATACATCAGTGAGCGAAAAGAAAATTGCTGAAGCATTAGATGAAAAAGTTTCCAAAATAAAATCGGATTTAGCCATTGCCAAAGTAATCAGTCCACAAGTAGAGGCTATTTTTAAAGAAACTCTAGATGTTACGGTTGCTATTGCAAAAGATAAGCAGCAGCAAGAAGAACAAGCAAAACGTGAAGCCATTGCTAAAGCAGCAGCCGAACGTGAAGCCAAAGAGCGAGAAGCAGCCTTAATTCGACAAAAAGAGCGTGAGCGCCAAGCAATGATTGAAACAGAATTGACTGAGGCTAAAGTAAACGGCGAAGTTATCGATGCTGAAAAAATGCAAGAAATTAACAAAAAAGCTGACAATTACGCTGAAAAAGAAGCAATTAAAAAAGCTAGTTTTACAGTCACATTCGAATATAAAGAATCTGATTATCCTATGGCTTGGCAAGGTCCAGATGCAGACTTAAAAGAACGGTTGCAAGGGCTGGATAATTTATCAATTGTATCTAAGTAACTAAATACTATGAGCAGAGCTGGAATTCTCAAAAATCCTATGCAGCTAGAATTAGAAATAATTCAACTTTAAGCAAAACTACCTTGGGCGGTGGTTTCGTATTTAGTCAGCCTGAGCAAGCTATAAACTGCTCACCGCATTGCGGTTGGAGGTAGATATGATCTACGACAATTACATGATAAAACGTATTATGGAAAAATATGATTGCGATTACGATACAGCAGTAGAGATATTGAATGATATTGACTAAAAAGGAAAACTAAAAAATGGACGAAATAATAAAAAAAGTAACTGCATATGCCGGTGACGAAGAAATGATCGACCAAAAAGTCGAGGAGGGCTTGCAAATTATACAAGAAGCAATTCCAATCATGAAAATTATCATGAAAGATGATAGTTTTGCAGGGAAGCAAGTCAAATGTATTATCAAAAGTGCTTATGCATCAGGTCTAGCAAATGGTTATAAAGACGCAGTAATTGAAGAAATGGAGAAACAAAATGCCAAATAAAATTAATTTAAATCTTGAACAACTCGCTCAAGGGGGCGTTCAAGAGCTGTTCGACATGAACGTTAAAAAAATTCTTGAAAATATCCAAGACCTAAACACTGAGCCAACAGCAAAAAGAAAAATGACAATTACATTTGAATTTGTTCCGGATGAAAATCGAAGCGTTATTGCACTAGGCAGTCAAGTCAAAGTTTCACTTGCTCCAACCATTGGAGTTGCTGCAACAGTATTAACCGGACGAAATATTGACGGCGAAATTGAAGCTAACGAACTTCAATCTGGTGTACCTGGTCAAACTTACCTCGATATGAAAACAGGGGAGCTTTTGTCAGATATCGGCGAACCTCTCACGGAGGAAGCCAAACCAACCATCATTGACTTACAAAATCCAAAGAAAGCATAGGTAAAAAACATGTCACTATCAAAAGAAGCAATCCAACACATTCAAAATACTGCAATTGAACCAGAAAAACGACATATCATGGTAGATGACCGTTCATTTATTATTGATAACGAAGGCTATGGTCAAGAAATCAAACGACAAGTAACAAAAGGGTTGAAATCACATACACTTTCAGCGCTTGTTGAGTATATCCGTAATATAGATTATCAAGATGAAAAACTATTTCTTCATATTGAAGACGAACGCACAGTTGCATTATGGAGCCAATTTAAAGAAGATGGAACACGAGACCTACTATTTACCTCTTGCGCCATTGTTCCAAACCAAAACTTCAAGAATTTCTTATCAGCGGAGCAGCTAAACATTGAGCTTCAATCAAAATTTAAACAAAATACAGATCGAGATATTTTGCTTCAAGTAGTCGGAAATATCAAAGATGAATCAGTACAAAATACTTCGGATGACGGAGTTTCTCAATCAGTAACGATTAAGCAAGGAGTTGCTAGTGTAGCATCAGCTAGAGTACCTAACCCCGTAACGTTGACGCCATATAGTACCTTCCAAGAAGTAGAGCAACCAGAACGCCTATTTGTTTTCAGAATGCGTGAGGGGGCTAAAGGTGCCCTAATTGATACCGACGATAATAGTTGGCAACTAAAAGCAATCCAAAACATCAAAGAATATCTTGAATTGAACCTTGCAGTAGTTAAACAACCAGTTGTTATTTTAGGCTAATCTTTCAATATGAATCCAGAGCAAAGGTTGTTCTGGATTCAAGATTTTAAAAAATTGATAGAAAGGGGCCATATGAACCTAATAGAAGCGTTCAACGCTTTTGATAGCTGGACACGATTGAATACTCTAAGTGCGAACCAACGCAGCCTCTACATTGCAATATTGCAACTGTGGAATGCAGCGGGGCGTCCTGAGTACAGCTCGATACCAGAGCAGAAGTTAACGGAACTATCAGGCTTAAGCAAAAAAACATTTTATAATGTCAGAAATCAATTAGAAGAATTTGGACTGATTGGGGTAGTGAAAAGTAAGAGTAAAAATATAGCTCCAAAATACACTCTAAAAGATATTAGTGTAAAAAACGATGATAATTTTACACCAATCTCTACACCTAACGTTACACCAATACTTACACCAAAAGTTACACCTAACCTTGCACCTTATACAGAGAAGAGAATAGAAGAGGAGAGTAGAGAAGAGGACGACGTCGTCAACGACGATTCTGTGTTTTTTGATGCACTCCAAAAAAATCTCGGACGAGGAGTAACTTATCCTGAATCTCAGCTTGCTAGAGTCTGGCGTAAAGATACAAGTGACGAGATGATAATCAAAGCCGTCAGCATTGCTGTAATAAACAGAAAAACTAACTTTAAATATATTGATACGATTATCAAGAATTGGCTGAATTCGGGCATTACGACACTCTCGGAACTTCAAGAACACGAAGAAAAGCGAGAGAAATCTAGACAAACCGTAGGAACTAAGCCTGTCAAACCAGCTCCTAATTGGTCGAACCCAAGTTATAAAAATAAAACTTCAGCAGAAGACTTAAAGAAACTTGAGGAGTTGCGGCAAGAATCACTAAACAAGCTAGGAACAAATCAAAACGGATAAAAAAATACGGAGGCAGGATATGTCAGCATTTAGATTATTCCCTTTGTTTAAGCTGTACAACATAGCCAAAAAGGCTAAATATGACGGCTTAGGAGACAAAGAGGTCCACATCAACGAGCGAGCAAAGTATAAATATGAATTGATTCAAATTTATAAAGATATTTGTTGGCTATACAATGATCGTAAAAAAATGACATGGGCCGAACTTGATAACTTTCTGTATAGCCAACTAAAAGATGTCGCCATTGTATTTGAATAGCGATAACTCACAGAAAAAAAAGGATTGAAAATGGATGAAATAATAAAAAAAGCGATTGAGGATGCAATCGTCTTAATGGGCCGTGATGCAGTAGAAGAGCATTTGAAATGTTTAGACAAAACGATAAATGATTCAGTCAAATCTGGAGCTACTCTAGAAGAAGTTCAAAAAGAAATATGGGTCAACGGTTACGCGCACGGAGCAATTGATGCTCTATGAGAGTAATTTTAAGATAGCAAACACGAGGAATTAAAAATGGAAATTAATTATTGTTCGATTTGTGGCAAAAAAGTAGCAAAAGATGAAAAAAATTGTGATCGTTGCGGCTATGATTTGGAATCTCGGAGAATCCTTGCCGAACAAGAAAATGAAGGAGCAGCTAGATGAAGTGTAAAAACTGTAGCAAAGAAATCGAGCATGTAAATTGTCACTATTTTGATCAGCGAGTTGACCCTGTAAGCTTAGGAGCTTATGAAAGTGAAGAGTATTATCAAGCTGAAATAAAAGGCGGTGGAGAAGAAGCTTATTATATCAATGTTCCGACTTTTATTACTGCTCTTGAATTCACTGACTCAATTCCTGATTTAGTAGACAGTATCTCTTGTCCTGAATGTGATGAATTTCCATTCAAGAATAATGCAGTTGAACTTTACAACGAAAACGTTGATATGGTTTTTATGGGAGAGGAGCAGCTAGATGAAATTCACTAAAGGAAGTTATATTGGCGACGATATCGTAATTGAGTTATCTAAAGATGAAAACCTAGCATTACGAAGAGCTTTAAACCAATGTAAAAAAGAAGATGTAGCACAGATACAATTAAACAGCGGTAAGTGGTTTATGCCATTTGTCTTGGAGGACACGAAAAATGAATAAAGACTATTTAGAACAAAAATTACGACAAAAAGCCGAACGAACAGCATTTAATGAGTTCGTTGATGGTCAAGAAGAAATTAGAAAAAACGCTGTCTTAAATAATCTATTTAGTTATAAAGGTCAATTCACAATTTTAGGTCGTCAGTTAACAAGTGTTTATGTTCCTTTTGATATAGAGACAATTGAAAAATCAATTTCTAAACGTACCGAAAAATTATATGAACTCTATACCGATGACATGCTTAAAAAACTAGAAAGCATTGATTATTTATTTGGAGGACACGAAAAATGACTAAGTTTGAAGAAGAATTGAAAAAATCTTTTCGTGGTTTTATAACTATTGAATTAATGAAAAAATTAGTTGAAGAATTTGGAAATTGGCACTCAGACGAAGAGTTTAAAATCGAAGAAGATGCAGTCAAGATAATAATTGCTGAAAATAAGGGGTTGAAAGAACAACTCCAGGAAAAAGCAACGAAGCTAACATTTGCTGAAGAAGAAATACATGAGCTTGGTGATAAAATCGGTCAACTAGAATATCAACTCCAACAGCAAGCCCTGCCAGTCGTGAAAGATTTTGTTGCTGAGTGGTATCAAGAGCAAAAGGATAGATTAGAACTTGCAGTTTATGATATAAACACATCAATTCACAGGAAGTCTTGGCATGACCGTACTGTAATTGAGGAGTGGTTCGCTAAAGTCTCCAATAAGCCAATTGAAACTATCTTCAAGATGAAAGACGGCTACACAGTCGAAAAACCGCAGCTGTTCTATTTGAAGCACATTGATATGAGTAAAAGTGATGCACATCTTAATTGGTATCTAGCAAAAGGGACTGATAACGTTTTAATACACCAAGGTATTAAAAAAGGTAAATTACCTAAGCTAAAATGTATTTTGAAACTAACCCAGCAAGAAATCGACAGCATGAACACTGGGAGCTACGAACAGATTGAGGTGGCGGAATGAATAAGTATATTACTTATTTAGCGAATGAGCTATCAGAAGCTTCGATTCATGTCATTCAGTATCTAATTGTGGCATTTGCGTTCATTGTTTGTCTTGCGCTATTTATCTTGACTTTATTTATAGTGCCACATTCGTTTCAAGATATTGTGGCAAGTGTCATTAAATATGGTGCAATAACATTTGGGATAATTGCATTGATAATTTTTGTGATTGCAATCTTATCAACGATATTTGACTGTGTTAAGACGTCTATTGCTTATTTCAAAGGAGACAAAAATGACTGAAACAGCAAAAGAACCGATGGATGAAGAAATTGCAAGACTAGCCTATGAGGAGTTAGTCATTGAACATCCAGGATATGCAGCACTGCCTGAATCAATGGCAAAAGCACTAATTAGATTAGGCGTGAATAATGGTATTCGATTTTCTACTTCCACCACTGACAAACTTTCGGTTGAAAAACTCCAAGAACGCTGTGATAAATACGAAAAGGCACTGACAGAAATCAGAGCGAATATCGAAGAACATAATCAAATTTATGACTTGAGCGTAGATACTACGTTGCTTTTAGAAGGGATTGACGGAATAGCATTTGATGCACTCGCAGCGATTGGAGGGGATGATGACTGATAAAGATATAGAAGATATAAAAAAAGCATTTGAACCCATTCTTATCATGATTCTAAAATTACCATTCTGGTTAGAAAGACATTTGAAATGGTACACAGTAGATTCAAAATATAACAAGTATAGAAATGAAGGGAGCGGCGATGAGTGAATTAGAAATATCAAAACAAGAAGTAGAGCAAGTTTGCTTTGCTTATGATAAAGCCGGAGATACAGGCGATATAAAAGACTGGAAAAAATACTATGATTTAGAGAATAAATTAATAGATAAAGTCAAAATTTCCAACCAACCCCAGCTCACGATTCCTCAAAGCATTGCGGAAAAAACTGTAGGATATTTTGATAAGGATAGACCAAATTATTTTGAAAGGTCAACCAGATTTGTCTTTTCAAATTGGTCAAGTGATTTAAATGGAGACAATTTTGATGATAGTGAATTTAACAAAAGAATTCAAATAGTCGGTGCATATCTCAACCCGCTTACTCGTGATTTAGTGAAAGTGGTGGCTGATGATTAAAAAATGGTATTTATCTACACCAATGAATGGCAAAACAGAAAAAGAAATTCAAGCAGCTTTGCAGCTCGGGATTGACTGGGTCAATAATCGCGGGGAAGAATATCATAATCCGTATAATCCAGCTAATGCTAAATTCGTTAAGGGAAAAGTAGTAGACCCTAAACCTATTTCAATGTTAGCTAAAGCAATTGCTCCAATGGACGATTGTACAGGAATTTTAATCATTGGTGATAGAAAAAGTTTAGATTTAAGTAAAGGTTGCATTATTGAACATGCAATTGCTTATCATTATGGGAAGGATAGGGTATTTTTAGAATGAGCGAAGCTGAAAAATGGCTTGATAAACATATGGATTGAGGTGGAGTTGAAAAATAAGTTAAAAGAAAGACGAGAAAACCTTGGGCTTTCGGTTGAGCAAGTAGCTGAAAGAATGGTTGAACCTTTTAGACAGACCTATATAGAGTTGATTAAAGATAATGAGCGGCAAAACAGGCTTGAGAATGATGATCTACCAGAAGACCAAAGCTGGGATAAACTGCTCGCAAAAGCATTAGAATGCAAAATAGAAGATTTAATTTGATAAGTAAAAAAAGCCCACGGCAATGGGCTTCGCAATTGTTTTTTCTAATACTATTATACCATAATATGGAGGGTTCTTTTTAATGGCAGATAGATTAGATAATTTACTTAGTGACTACATGACTGGAATGCTTCAAGTTAAAATAAACTCGAGAGAACGCTGGATTACTCGTGAAAAACATGAAGAAAGAATCGGAAGTGGTGGGAGCACCTCAAACACTGCACCACAAGAGCGTAACTTTCTGATTAAAGAGGCTGACAAAGAACTTGGTAGACTTATAGACCAAAAACAAACTCTTGATGAATTGATGGAAGTTATACAAGGGACGAAAGTCAAAGAAATCGTTATTGCCCGATTCAAGTACCGCTTGTCTTGGTGCAAGGTTGGTCAAAGAGTATTTTTAGATGAAGACGCTGCGAGAAAACAATATGCATCATTTAAAAAAACATTGAGAGATGGACTATGGAGAGATACTTTAGACTGATTTCGCATTCCGTTTTTAACCCGTTTTTTGCCCGTTTATTTCCTGATTTACATGCGATAATGGTAGCATGAAGTAAAAGATAATATTCCGGTTGAACTTGCTTCTAAACTTATATTAGGTCTGTCTCCGGATGGAGGTAAGGGTAAGAATGGACGAAGTCGACTACATCCATTGCCTAATAAGTGGCTGCCTTACGTAGCGAGACGTTGCTGGACGGTAAAACCAGCATTACACGGGGTGGGTGGCAAGGCGTCACACTAGTTTCATAAGCTAGTTCAGAGCGGTTCGATTCCGTTATCCCGAATAACTGTGTAGCAGCTCAAAAAAATACAAGGTTTTTTCAGAGCAGGACTCGTAACGGCAGTTAAATAATGGCGCTAAGGCGCTTTTTATTATGGAGGAAATATGGAAACAGTCATAAAAAAAGTTAGTGAGCTTATTCCTTATATCAATAATCCTAGAAATAATGATAATGCAGTCGATGCAGTCGCAAGTTCAATTAAAAACTTTGGTTTTAAAGTTCCAATTGTTGTTGATTCAAATGGAGAAATCATAAACGGACATACTCGACTAAAAGCAGCAAAAAAACTGGGTCTTGAAACTGTCCCTGTCATTATCGCTGATGACCTAACACCAGAACAGGTTAAGGCATTCAGACTTGCTGATAATAAAGTGGGAGAAATAGCAACGTGGAACGATGAGATGTTGGCTATTGAACTCGGAGAACTTGCTGAAATTGACTTTGATATGTCAGAATTTGGCTTTGAAATAGAAGAAGAAAAGGAAGTCGTCGAAGATGAGGAGTTTGACACTACTCCGTCAGAAGAACCAACCTCAAAATTAGGCGATATTTACCAACTAGGGCGCCACCGTTTAATGGTTGGGGATTCTACCGACTGCGAGCAAGTCAAGGCGCTTATGGGCGAACAGCAGGCAGATTTACTATTGACTGACCCGCCTTACAATGTAGCTTACCAAGGAAAGACAGAAGATGCCCTCACGATTGAAAATGATTCAAAAAGTGATGCAGATTTTCATCTTTTCTTGGTCGATGTATTTGAAGCAGCCAAATCAGTCATGAAAAAAGGAGCAGCCTTTTATTGTTGGTATGCATCATCAGAGGTCGTAAATTTCCACACTTCTATCGAAGAAGCCGGATTTATGGTTAAACAAGAGCTTATTTGGAATAAAAACGGAATGGTCCTAGGACGTCAAGACTATCAATGGAAACATGAGCCTTGTCTTTATGGTTGGTTAGAGGGAGCGTCTCATTCGTGGTATTCAGGCCGAAATCAAACAACAGTTCTCAATTTTGATAAACCACAGAGAAACGGTGATCATCCAACCATGAAACCAGTCGCTCTGTTTGACTATCAAATGCAAAACTCTAGTAAACAAGGCGATATTGTTTTAGACCTATTTGGTGGTTCAGGTACAACGATGATTGCTGCAGAACAAAACGGAAGAAATGCTTATCTTATGGAGTTTGACCCTCGTTATGCTGATGTAATTATCAGACGTTGGGAGGAACTCACTGGGGAAAAGGCAGTTAAAATCAACTAATTTTTTTATTTAGAGAGGAGGTTTAGAAATGGTAAAGTCAAAATACGAAACGCATGTAATGCCTTATTTTGATGATATATTTTTCTGGCGTTCTCATGATTGGGAACTAGTTGCAATTGCTGCGGAATTAGGAATTGCAAAATCTACTTTCTTGAAATATAAAAAAGAGTATTCGGACTTGTCGGACCTATTAAAAAAGGCAGAAAAAGCAAAACCTCGTTATATCGCAATAAAAGCAGAAGCAGCTCTTAGGGATAAGTTGCAGGACCGTGAAGTTGAAGAAGTCCAACAAGAACAGTGGGTAGATAAAAATGGAGTAATTACGAAAAAACACATTAAAAAAATTAAAAAAATAATTCCTGCGGATACAACAGCCATTATTTTCGCATTAAAAAATACGGATTCTGAGCGCTGGAACGATAGGAGTCAAGTAGAAGTATCTGGTAATGTTAGCATGTCAAATCCTTATGAAAACCTGACAGAAGAAGAGCTTAGAAAGTTGGCAAGTCGTGATGGATAAAATAGCGCTAGGGGCAAAAATTGAGCTGTCCAAGCGCTTTTTCTTTGATTACTGTAATCTCATCATGCCGAGTTTTTATAAGCGAGATAGAGCTTATCTGGTGACAATGTGTGAAGAGTTTCAGTCATTTCTAAATGATGATGAACATGATGTTTTAGTTTTGAATCTTCCGCCACGTCACGGAAAGTCTCTCACGCTTGGTAAATTTGTAGAGTGGGTACTTGGTAATGACCATACGAAGAAAATCATGACTGGGTCATATAACGAAACCTTATCTACAGTCTTTTCTAAAAATGTTCGTAATACACTTCAAGAAGAAAAAGCAGATGAAAACAAAATCGTTTACTCTGATATTTTCGATGCTGCGATTAAGTATGGAGATGCTGCGAAAAACCTTTGGAGTTTGTCAGACGGCTATAACAACTATTTGGCAACCTCTCCAACAGGGACTGCAACAGGTTTCGGTGCTGATATTATTATCATTGATGATGTTATCAAGAATGCTGAGGAAGCTAATAATGCGACTGTCTTAGAAAAACACTGGGACTGGTTTGTTAATACCATGCTTTCACGTTTGGAGTCAGGCGGTAAAATCATAATTAACATGACTCGTTGGCATAGTGAAGACTTGGCTGGACGAGCTTTACGTGAATTACCTAAAAATGGTTACCGAGTAAAGCATATTAATTTCAAAGCTTTCAACGAACAAACGAATGAAATGCTTTGTGATGATGTTCTGACTCTTGAAGATTATAAGCGCAAGGTAAAAACAATGGGTGCTGATATTGCCAGCGCCAACTACCAGCAAGAGCCGATTGATGTCAAAGGTCGGTTATATAGCGAGTTCCAAACTTACAATACTCGTTCAGAGTACAAAAAGATTTGGAACTATTGCGATACTGCAGATACTGGGAAAGACTATCTCTGTTCGATTGTATGGGGGGAAACCTCAGACGGCTTTGCGGATGTACTGGACATTATTTACACTCAAAAGCCGATGGAATACACAGAAAATGCTGTGGCCAATCAATTAATTAATAACAGAGTAAATGCATCAAGAATCGAGCGCAATAACGGCGGTCGGTCTTTTGCTCGTTCTGTCAGAGATAAGATTCAAGGCAAAGTTGCTTGTGCTGTAGAAGATTTCTTCCAAGGAAATAATAAAGAAGCTCGGATTTATTCCAATAGTTATTGGATAGAGCAGCACGTTCGATTTCCCAACGACTGGCGAACTCGTTTCCCTGAATACTATCAAGCAATGACAACTTATCAACGTGAAGGTAAAAATAAACATGATGATGCGCCAGATGCAACAACGGGAATTGCTGAGACAATGACAACTCGCAAAGCAAAACTAAAATCTTTCAAAGGAGGATTCTAATTGAAATACAAACCACCTAAATTAATGACATTTCCAAAAGATGAACCAATCACAAATGAAGTAGTTACAAAGTTTATGGAAAAGCATAAATTAGAAGTTGCTCGATATGAGTACTTAAAAAATATGTATCGTGGGATCATGGCCATTGACGATGAGCCAACAAAAGACCCTTGGAAGCCTGATAATCGTTTAGCTGTTAATTTCACTAAATATATCGTTGATACTTTCACGGGTTACTTCAATGGTATTCCAGTTAAAAAGTCTCATTCAGATAAAGAAATACTTACTAAACTACAAGAATTTGATAATCTGAACGACATGGAAGATGAAGAGTCAGAGCTTGCAAAGATGGCTTGTATTTATGGTCGAGCTTTTGAACTCTTGTACCAAGACGAAGAGACTAAAACGAATGTCATTTATAACAACCCTGAAAATATGTTCATGGTTTATGATGACACGATTAAACAAGAACCTTTGTTTGCGGTGCGTTATGGGTATGATGATGACTATAAATTGTATGGTGAAGTTTATACCAAAGAAACAACCTATGCTTTGAATGGGACAATGGGTTTTTACAATATGACTGAACAAGCAGCGAATCCTTTTGATGATTTGCCAGTTGTAGAGTTCTATTTCAACGAAGAACGAATGAGTATCTTTGAATCTGTTATTTCATTAGTCAACGCTTTTAACAAAGCAATTAGTGAAAAAGCAAATGATGTTGATTATTTCAGTGATCAGTATTTAACATTCTTAGGTGCTGCAGTTGAAGAAGAAGACTTGAAGAACATCCGAAGTAACCGGGTCATTAATTACTATGCCGATGGTGAAGGAAAAAATGTGGATGTTAAATTCTTAGAAAAGCCTGATAGTGATTCTCAAACAGAAAATCTATTGGATCGACTAACTAAATTAATCTTCCAAACAACAATGGTTGCGAATATCTCTGATGAATCTTTTGGGTCATCAAGCGGTGTTTCATTGGCTTACAAACTGCAAGCAATGAGTAACTTAGCTTTGTCATTTCAACGTAAGTTTCAATCTTCTTTGAATAGTCGATACAAACTGTATTGTGAGTTAAGTACGAACATTTCAAACCGGGATGCTTGGAAAGATATTGAGTATACCTTTACACGGAATGAACCAAAAGATATTAAAGAGCAAGCTGAGACTGCTAATATTCTTATGGGAATTACTAGCCAAGAAACAGCTTTGAGTGTCATTTCTGTTATTCCAGATGTTCAAGCTGAAATGGAAAAAATCAAAAAAGAAGAAGCTTCTACAGCTATCTTTGACCAGGACAAGCAACCTAGTGAAAAGGGAACAGAAGTTCCTGAAACAAATAAGGAGTAGCGTATGAAAACTCCTGATTACTGGAAAAAACGTGAGAAAGCATGGCAAGAACAGCAAATTAAAGATGATACCAAACGCATGAAGCAAATCATGGATAAGCTATTTGAAGCTCAAGAAGCCATTCAAAAAGAAATCAATGCCAACTGGCAGAACTTTGCGAATGGTCAAGGAATTTCTATTAGTGAAGCCATGAAACGTGCGGATAAAATGGATGTCAAAGCATTTGCCAATAAAGCCAAGAAATACGTTAAGGAAAAAGACTTTTCGCACCAAGCAAATCAAGTGCTGAAACTTTATAACTTGACTATGAGAGTAAATCGTTTAGAACTTTTAAAAGCAAATATTGGTCTAGAGCTTATTTCTGTATTTGACGACTTGGATAAATATTTCTCA